TTCAAGCGGTCTAAATACAGTCGCTTTTGCGTTGCGCTCAGTCACAGCCGACAGCTTGTTTTTGTTTGGTCCCCAAGTCGAAGAAGGCACAACACCAAGTTCCTTCTTGGCTAACACAACGGGAAGCCCGAAGTTTATCACAGGGGCAACCTTTGGCCCACGAGTGCCGATGATTCTGGTGGAGCCGTCGAGTGTAAACTTGGTTGCAAACTCAAACTTTGGCGGTTGGGTTATACAAAGTAACACAACACTTACATCTAACACAACCGAGACCCTAAGCCCTGACGGAACTAATAATGCGACCAAAATGACATCCAACGGGTCAGAAGGGCTTTACGTCGCATCCCTTGGAACTGCTTCTCTTAACACTAAAAGCATTTTTCTAAAAGGTGTTAGTGGCGGCGAGCAGGTTATTTTACAAGACCCGCATCAAAACATTGACCCGTTGACTTGCACGTTAACCACCGAGTGGCAAAGGTTCCACCTGACGCAAACACAGACTGGTTCTTTTGGATTGTGGTTAACCAATATCCCTTCAAGCGGTATCTATGCTTTTGGCCCCCAAAACGAGACCGGAAGCTTGACGTCCTACATACCGACATCAGGTTCCACCGTGACGCGAGCCGCTGACGACCTTGTTATTTCGGGCAGTGCCTTTAGTAGTTTCTATAATGCAAGTGAAGGGACGTTTTACGTTGAGGCGCAATCGAAAGAATCAGCGACCTACCAACCGCATTACCTAGAAGCACATGATGCGTCTGGACAAAATAGATTTGCGGTATACACGCAAAGTGTAGCTCGCGTCTTCGTAACCGCAAACAACAGTGTTCAAGCTCACTTGAGTCTCGGCTCTTACACGCCAAACCAATTACAACGAGTCGCTGCATCATATAAATTAAATGATTTTGTGGGTTGATCAAATGGAAGTTCAGAAGCCGGAGATGCTAGTGGGTTAGTCCCGGTGAATCCAACCGCTTTAGCGATAGGCCGACGATATGCAGACGGTTATCATATCCAAGGGCATATTAAACGCTTGTTATTTTGGCCATACCATAGCGATAGCCTGTAATTAATAATATATATTTCAACCAATGGCACTCAATCTATCCACACTGACGAACGCTTCGACATCTGGGGATGTTCTAGCAGAAGCCCTGACGACCGCTGACTTCCTTGAAGGTGTCCCGGTGTTACGCAACTTGGCTCGCGGTTCACAAAAGGGCGGCGATGCGAAACAAGGGACGGCCCTAAATCAGCCTAAAGCGTTGCCGCTGGACGCCAATGGTAAAGGCTATTGTTATCTTCCTGTCACCACTGGAAACGCTCCGGCTGTTACCTTTCCGACTATTGGAGCCAGTGCTGATTTCGTGCTGGAAATGGATGTTTATATTGTTAACCCGTCGAGTTTTTACTTGGTAAGCGGGGCATCTTATCCTCACAGATTCTTAATTGACGCAAACAGGTTCTATTTCCAAGACGGAACACCGCTTCTCAGTTCGGCGTTGGTTGCTGGTGCTTCAACTATTAAGATTGAGAGAAGCTCAGGCACCATAACTTTAAGGCAAGACGGTTCTTTAAAGGCTTCGGGAAGTGACTCTGGTTCTTACGACTTCACTCACCTTTCTTTCAATGGTCAGTTTTCAACAAGTGGCCCACCACTAAACGGTTACATCCAGAAAGCCACGTTATCTATCGGCGGCACTGAGCAACTCAACATCGACTTCACGGCCACCAACATTCGCCACGGTGACACCAAGTTTAAATGCGCGACTGGCCAAGTGGTGACTGTCAACCAAGCCGGCAACGACCCAGCCACGGTTATCAAGAAGAGTGTCTTGCGGTTCGATGGTGTTAACGATGGTCTTCGTGGTCTCTTTGCAAACAACATCAACGGCGGCTATATGTTCGCAGCGTTCAGTGTGCTTGGGACTGGTGGTAGTGGAAATGACAATAGAGTTTTCAGTGTAAATGCAAACGGGGCGGGAGACGTAGCTTCAAGTGGTTTTGTTTATGGTTTAAAATATGGCGGCTCACCATGGCTTGCTGCATACGGTGCTGGTGCTTATAGCTGGGCGCACGTTGATATGTATGACGACGCAAGGGGCGATATTCTTTATGAAACCAAAGCGAAAAGCGGGGGACTAATTAGTAAAGTAAACAACGCAAACAAATTTCAACCAACCACTACTTTAGCAATAGCATCCAATGAGTTTAATGTTGGTAATGGTATTAGCTTTGATAGACCCGCAGCAATCGACCTAGAGTTCCTGGCACTCTTCCCATCAAGCATCACCGACGACCAAGCTGACGACGTTCGTAATTATATTAATAATAGGAACAATGTCTTTAGTCTCATTGACTCACAAGGCTACTACTTCTTTGACGCACAGAAAGCCCCTGCTATTCCGATAACATCAGGCAGCAGCTCTTGGAACGGACGTATAGTTGGCTCGGACTTTGGGGATGCCAACAAGTATGCGACACAATCGACAAGTAACGACAGCCCAGTGGGTAATGGATACACCGTCACCTTCGCAGACAACACCGACCACCTAGATATTCCATCGACAACCCAAGCTGGCTGGCAAATTGTCGGGACATCACTCGGGACTTTTGTGTATCGCGTGGATAACGATGCGGTCACTGAGCTGAATCTTTTGGGGAACTTTGGAAACGCATCGGTTAGACGAGCCGGAGATTTATATGGCGTTATGCTTTTGCCACTTACTGCAAGTAGTGCTGATATTGAATCCGCGAAAAGACTCTTAATAGACCGAGGCGCGGCTGAAAGCGCGACCGCATCCAACTATTATGCATCTTGGTACGGTCGAGTAGATATTGTCGAATTTGGACAAGCGGACACTTCAAATATTACTGCAATCGGATACGCTTGGTTTGGTTGTAATAATATGACTAAATTCCCGCCGCTTGATTTGAGCAGTTGCGTTGATTTGGATAGTGCTTGGAGATTTGCTAGTTCTCTAAGTTCATTTCCGGCTGGCGCAAAGCTAGGCACGAGCGCGTCCAATGTGAACTTTACGGCCGCATGGCGGTCTAGTGGACTTACAAGTTTCCCTGCGTTGGATTTAAGCACAGGTAATCGTTTTAATAACGCATGGGAAGGCTGCTCTGCCCTAACGTCATTCCCGGCTGGCGCAAAGCTCGGCACGGAGGCGACCAATGTGAACTTTGAAAGCGCATGGCGGTCAAGTGGGCTAATAAGTTTCCCTGCACTCGACCTTAGCACAGCCAGCAATATTAAAAATGCATTTAGGCAAAACACTTCACTGGTGTCGTTTGAAAAAGTTATTTTTGAGAAAAGTAATAATTTCTTCGCTGCGTGGTATGCTGACACTTCTCTAGTAAATTTTGCGGAGGGGTGCTTTGACTCTTGGAATCCTGATTCTTTAACAAGCGGGCTTTTTGACGCTACATGGAACGACTGCGATTCATTGTCTGCAATCAGCGTGGAAAACATCCTCGTATCCCTCGACGCATCCGGCCAATATGCAACGTCTACCGGAGCATCTGGTGGTTCTGCTTTGGGTGACGCTGGCATCGACATTGATTACAATGTGTCCACTGGCACACCAGCATACTCTACACTTGCCTCACTTAAGTCCAAAGGCTGGGTAGTAATTGTTAACGGCGTAACACTTTAAAATAATGACAGACGAAACCCATCGCTTCTTCCGCTTCAGCAACGAGGCATCTTATGACACCTTGACATCTGCTGGTAACACCGCAAGAAACCTACCGGACGAACAAAGTGAACGGTGGCTTGCTCTTTGGGATAAGACTTTCTTAGACCCTGAGACCAATAGTGACCGCTTATATTGTGTGAAACGCAGTGGCATCCTTGAGACCGATAACTTTGACCTAGAGGGTATCGAAGAGATTAACCTTGAGACTTACCTACAACGCCTAAGCTGGGAGCCACCTGTCGAGGAAGACCTTGAGATGGAGGATGAACTACTAGACCTACCTGACTAATGGACGAACAACAAGAACCACTTACAGACATTGAGCAGAGCCGCGCTGACACTGGCTTCAGATACTATGTCGTCCAACCCGATGTCTACACAGGACTTGTTAGCGCAGTAGATGCTGACCGGGGCTATCCTAATAAGCAAGGAACTACGCTCACCGGACTTCCACCTGTTGCTAACCTAGCTGAAGCTACGGACGACTCAGGGCGACTCATTGCTATTGACTGCTGGAGATTCACCGCTAACGACGATGCGATGCTTGAAGATGCCGAGGGTGTGCAGGAGTTAACCCAACTAGAATTTTTATCAATCAAACCTCAACCCGAGGAACTACTTTAACAACAATAACACATGCAAGCCGAGACAGCACAGCAACTCTATACCACCCTAGAAGGCGCACGGTATTCCTACCTTGACCGAGGACGGGCCTGTTCAAAGCTGACGCTTCCTTATGTTATGCCTGAGGAGGGCTTCGGTCCCCACAGTCGCCTAGAGACACCTTTCAGTGGAGTCGGTTCCCGTGGTGTTAACAATCTTGCCTCTAAGCTGTTGCTTGCGTTGTTGCCACCTAACTCACCTTTCTTTAGATTCCAAGCCAACGAAAAGAAGCTTGCCGAGGACGAGACTCCACCTGAGTTAATGAGTGAGATCGAAGCATCTCTCCAAGCCCTTGAGGAGCTAGTGATGGATGAGGTTACCCGAGGTGCATACCGGGTTGCTCTTCACGAAGCCCTTAAGCATCTCATCATCACCGGTAACGCTTTGTTATATCTACCGGATGAAGGAGGACTACGAGTCTTTCACCTCGACCGCTTTGTTGTTCAGCGTGACCCTATGGGTAATTTGTTATCTGTGGCCACCAAGGAGTCTGTTGCATTCAGCACTCTTTCGGAGGAGATACGCCAACGACTTCAACAACAAGATCCGAACCTTGCCGAAAGTGACGCTAAGGTGGACTTGTTTACCTCTTGTAAAAGGAACGCCAAACACTGGGTGATTACTCAGGATGTTAATGGTGTAGATATTCCGTATGCTGGTGGTAAGGTAACAATGGACCGCAACCCATTCATCCCCTTAAGACTTTCTAGGATTGATGGTGAAGCTTACGGACGTGGGTTCGTTGAGGAATACCTCGGTGACATCCAGAGTCTCGAAGCGTTGACCCGTGCTATTGTCGAGGGATCGGCTGCTGCTGCTAAGGTTCTCTTTCTTGTTAACCCTAATGGCACCACAAGAGCCCGGACGTTAGCTGAAAGCCCCAACGGTGCGATTGTCCAAGGCAACGCTGCTGATGTTAACACTCTCCAGCTAGATAAGTTCAACGACTTTAGGACAGCCCAGGTTACCATGGAAGCAATCAAGGACCGCCTTGGTGCTGCCTTCTTGTTGACCTCAGGTGTAGTCCGACAGGCCGAGCGTGTGACAGCCGAGGAGATCCGTATGTTATC